GAATCCCATCCATCGCGATCACGACGAAGGGAAGCCAATCGGTCATTCCGTGTCCGTAGACAACGACGGCACGCGATTGGTTTGCTCCGGGGTTTTTTCGGTCAACTCAATCGATACCTCCGAGATCGTGGAGTCGGCCAAGCAGGGATTCCCATGGCGCCCATCGGTTGGCGTCAAGATCGTCTCCTACACCACCCTCCAAGCCGGCCAGACGGCATCGATCAACGGTCGCATCGTCGAAGGCCCAGCTCTGTGGGTCAAACGATCGGTCCTCAAAGAAATCTCCCTCGTCACCATCCCCGGCGACGATTCCGCCACCATCTCCATCGCCGCGAGCCAAGCCACGCCCATGGTCCCAGACTTCGCATCCTATTGCCAATCCCTAGGCGTCGATACCGCCGCCGCCTCTCCCGAACTGCTGCAGGCTCTACAGACGGCTTACGCCGAGTCCGTCGAGCCCAGCGATTCCCCCGCACCTCCTCCGCCCTCACCGCCAGGCATGGATGCCGGCGGCGGGGGTCCCGCCCCTATGCCGATGCAATCGGCCCAACCGTCGCCCGAAGTCCCGCAGGACAAGGAAAAGCCCGCTATGGCCAACGCCCACTCGCCCGTCGATCTCGCTGCTGCTGATGTCTCCACCTACCGCGCCGCACTCGCTGCCGAGGTGGAGCGATCCAACCAGGTCCGCGACCTGTGCGCCAAGTTTGGCAGCCCACAAATCAGCATCGACGGCAAGAACGTCGACCTGGCCGCGCATGCGATCGCACACGGCTGGGATCGCGACAAAACCGAACTTGAGGCCCGACGCCATCTGGATCTCGAAGCGACCCGCGAATCACGCCCTCGCGGGCCCGCCATTCACTCGCACTCGCGCGATGAGCGGCAGAGCCTCGACGTGCTGCAAGCCGGCATGCTGCTCCGCGCGGGGTGCAACCTCGACTCGAAGCAATTCGAAAATCGATGGGTCAAGGCCAAGCTGCCCAAGTGGCTGCAGGCCGGGATCAATGATCCCATCCGTCAACGCACGATGGATCACGGCCACGCTGCCTCGGACCTGTCCCTGGTCGACGCCTGCCGACTCGGCCTGCAAGCTCGCGGGCATGATGTGCCCGCCGGACGCATGGACATGATCCAAGCCGCCTTCTCGACCGGTTCCGCTGCCGCATTGTTCGGCGCGACCATCGGCGCGAAGATGCTGGAAAGCTACGCCGAAGTCGATGACTTCTCGGCAGGCTGGTGCAGCGAAGACGAGAACCCCGACCTCGAGCAACACAACCGCAACCGGACCCAAGCGGCCCAGTCGCTGGTTTATCATCCGGTCGGCGGCGAAGCGGCCCACACCGGTCGCGTGGTCACTTCGGAAAAGGCTCAGGTCTATCGCTTCAGCCGACAGATGAAGATCGACGAGGCCGACGTTCTCGGCGACAACTTCTCAAAGTTCAAGGACACCCCGCGCGACTTCGGTCTCGCCGCTGGTCGCGTTCGACCGGACATGGTCGCGATGGTGCTGCTCAGCAACCCAACGCTACTAGCAACCGGTCGCGCCCTGTTCAATACCACCGACGGCAACATGGTCGCGTCGGGCAAGGCGCTGCAGCGTTCGACTCTGTCCGAGTTGATCGCCGCGATCCGCAAGCGAAAGGACGGCGACGCCAACCTCGATTTGCCGGTCACTCACTTGATCGTGCCGCCGGATCTGCTCGATACCGCAGTGCAGTTGTGCTACTCGGTCGTGATCTCCAACGATAGCGGCGCGGGTGAAATGAACCCGCTCAAGCAGTACGGGATCACGCCCGTCAGCGAGCCGCGATTGTCGACCGGCATGAACCACCCGGTCACCGGCGCCGCGCTCGCGGGGTCGACGACCATGTACTACGGTGTCTCGGACAAATCGCGCACCATCGAGGTCACCTACCTCCAAGGTGCAGGCCGCACCCCGGTCGTTCGGTCCGAGACCCTCACCGGTGGCGAGTTCGGACTCGCGATTGACGTTCGCCACTACATCGGAGCAACCGCTCTCGATTGGCGTGGATTCCATCGATTCAACGCGTAAGGCGGGTCCTGGCACCTCATGAAAATCAAACTCAACACGACGATCTATTTTGACGGCGTGCCGTACCCTGCGGGATCGATCATCGATCCCGAGGAGATCGGCGCGAACGGCGACGCGATCGTGCATTGGATGTGGGGCGAACAAGTGGACGACGAGGCACCGATCGCGATCGTTCCCGTGTTCTCCGACCCAGTTGCCGAGCCAATTGCTGAGCCAATCGCCGAGCCAATCGCCGAGCCAATCGTCGAACAAGTTGCCGAACTTTCCCCTCAAGTTTCCCCCGAACTTTCCCCTCAAGTTTTGCCCGAACTTTCCCCCGAACCGATCCCCGAACCAATCCCCGAACCGCCACCTGCACCGCGGCGCAAGCGGAAATAATCCCAAGCCCTCGCGCAAGGAAAAAAAGCAATGCCCGATTATGTAAAGACTGCCGAACTCCGCACCGTGACCGCCGCCGCGAATTTACTCAGCGGTGACCTGGTCCTCACTCCCGATCGACTTGTCGGCTACGTCGAGGCCCAGCGCGGGATCCTCAACGGCGAGACCGGAACCGTCCGCGTCTCCGGGGTCGTTCGCTGCATCAAGTCCAGCGCGTCCGAGGTCATCTCCGCCGGTGATCGAATCTCCTACAACACGACCACCAAGGTCGTAACCGTCCTGGATATTGGAAACCCGGCATCGGGCTCGATCATCATCGGCCTCGCGGTCGCTGCATCCGGAAACGGTGTTACCACTGTCGACGTTGAACTCAACGGCCAGGGGGAAACCAACTCAGTCAACAGCGAGGTGCGACACTTCCGCCGACGCTGCACCATCGCCGAAGTCAACGCGGGCTTTACCCTGCTCCCTGCCAAGGCTGGTATTCAGTACCGAATGGTGGACGCGATCATGATTGCGATCGGTGGAGCGGCTGCGACCGCGACTACGGTCGACATTCTGGGCACTCAGGCTGCGGCGTCGGTTAAGCTCGTTGCGGCTGCTGTCGCTGGCCTGACCCAATCTACCGTCGGTCGTGCCGGCGCGACAAACTTCTCAGTTCTCGCAGACGGTGCTTCGTTCGTGGACAACGACGTAAACACCGCGATCTCGATCAACAAAACCGGGTCCAACGTCGCGACGGCTACGCACATTGATGTGCTGCTCAGCTACGTCGAGCAAGTCGCCTAATAATCCGAAAGGCTCTTTCTATGCGAACCTCTTCATTTGTATTCCTCGTCCTGGCATGTGCCACTCTGTGCGGGTGCCAGTCGACCAAGTGCGATTGCTGTGCCACGTGCGTGGATCAGTGTTCGGCAATGTCCACGGTCTGCGGCGACGCCTGTACCCATGCACCGGTTTGCTGCCAGTGTGTGGATTGCAAGTGCCTGTGCAACACCCCCGTGGAACCACCCAAGGGCTGATCGATGGGAATGCTCGAGTCCGCGACCGCTGCCCTGGCGTCGATCCTCGATGCAAACGCCTCGGTCCCGATCACCTACTCGCGAGGCATGACCACCATTGCGGGCTTGACCGCGATTCGCGGATCTACCCCGTACGAGTCGAACGATTCCGACGGGATCATCCATCGCACCATCGCTCGCGATTACCTCATGCAATCCGCCACGTTTCCGTTTAGCGACATGCCGCGCGATGGGGACATTATTAAAGATGGCGAGGAGTACTACCTCGTCCATTCGATGACGGGCGAGCGACCGTGGCGGTACAGCGATCCCGGCCAATCGCTTCTTCGGATCCACACCAAGAAACAACCATAGCCCACCATGCCTGTCGCTGTCGACCGATTGATCTGCGACGACATCAAGACGTTGATTGTCTCGGGATCGATCGCGAAACCGGACAACCTCGGAGGCATCACGGCCTCCGATGTCACGATCGACTACTTGCCCCGGTTCGAACCGGCGGATCTTGACGATCTAAAAATCGTCATCGCACCGCGGACTCGATCAACCACCATCGCATCGCGTGCATCACGCCAGCGAGATTTGCAGATCCAGGTCGCGATCATGCAATCGGCGACCGCCGACTCTGCTCGGTTCACGGCACTGATCGACATGACCAGCGACATCGAGCAGCGGCTGGCCCTGGCCTCCGCCATCAGTGGCGTTACCTACCGCGCGACCTACGTCGACTCGTCGACGCAGCTTTACGACATCGCCGCCCTCGAACAGCATTCCGTTTTCCGGTCCGTGATCACGATCACCTACCGACTCACCACGTAACCCACAAAGGCCCGTCACGTATGCCATCCATCATCGGACCGATCGCCGGCAACGAGTGCAAGCTCTACTACCAAACTACCCTGGCCACCACGTTCACGACTGCGGGGGCCGTGTTGATCGGCGAAGCTCAGGACGTCAACCTGTCGCTGACCACTGGCACCGCTGACGCAGCATCGCGGCTGAGTCTGTTCAAGTCCAAGCTGCCGACGCTCACCGAGCTGTCGCTCACGTTCTCCCTGCTGTGGAATGGCGACGTCGGCGACACAACCCAGACCGCACTTCGCACGGCGTTTTTGGCTCGCACCGTGTGGCACTGGGCAGTAATGGACAACGTCCTGACCACGCCTGGCGTCAAGGGTTCGCAGGGCCTGACGTTCCCCGGAATCATTACCGAGTTCCCGCTCGATCAACCGCTCGAAGGGAATGTCAAAGTCGACATCAAGGTCGATCTGGTCCGCGCCAAGGTCAGCAGCACGCTCGTCGATCCTGCTTGGTTGCTGG